TAAACAAGTGAAGACAGAACTCAACTTTACTCCCAAGTTCAAGCCAAAATCTATCTTAGATAAACTTATGACGAGACTGGATGTCTTAGATGAGGATCATCCAGCCAAAGTTTTTTACAGAAAAAGAAAACTACCAGAACAAAAACTATCCGAACTTTACTACATAGAGGACGTTCAACTTCTGGAACAACTTTCAGACAAATACAAAGACCGTATAGTTGGTACTGAGCCTAGACTAGTTATTCCTTTTTATAACAGATCAGGAAAATTAATTGGTGTTACATGTAGAGCGCTTGGAAATGAAAGACTCAGATACATAACTATTAAGATAAGTGATGATGAGCCTCTTGTCTATAATATAGATAAGATTGACAAATCAAAGACTGTATATGTAACGGAAGGACCACTAGACTCAATGTTCCTACCTAATGCAATTGCTGTTGGTGGTAGTGATCTAAAAAAAGTTTCTAGTATGGGTTTAGATGCAGTCTATGTGTTTGATAACCAGCCAAGAAGTCCTGAGCTGGTAAAGATTATGGAGTCCATGACTAATCAGAAAATGGTTGTGTGGCCAAAAAATATTGAAGAAAAAGATATCAACGACATGATTCTTGCAGGTCGTGAAGTATCAGAGATTATACATATGAACACGTTTTCGGGATTGAGTTTGAAGCTCGCTATTTCTCAATGGAGCAAGATATAATGGAAGTGACACTAATAGATCATATGGGAAGTGACCTGTCTGTTGTTAATGCAGCCAGGGTATCATTTGCAAAAGAACACAAAGAACTAGACGGAGAAAAAGATGAAAGGCTTATCAGATTTCTGGCACAGCACAATCATTGGTCTCCGTTTGGACACGCATCACTACAGTTTCATATAAAAGCACCTGTCTTCGTAGCAAGGCAACTTGTAAAGCATCAAGTTGGTCTTGTATGGAATGAAGTGTCACGTAGATATGTAGATGATGAACCAGAATTTTATGAACCTAGTGAATGGCGTCTCAGAGCAGACGATAAAAAACAAGGTTCGAGTGACGAGACTATTGAATACAGTATTGCACCTGCAATGATGTACATTAAAGAATGTTATACAAATTTATTAAAGGCAGGCATTGCTCCAGAGATGGCTCGAATGGTCCTACCACAGAATATGATGACTGAGTGGTATTGGTCAGGCACACTAATGGCGTTTGCTAGAGTATGTAACCTTAGATGTGCACCAGACACTCAGGCAGAAACAAGAATTATTGCTAATAAAATTAAAGAACAAACACAAAAGCTATTTCCAATTTCGTGGAAATATTTAACGGAGATATAAATGGACAATCAACTTCCAACCCTATACCAACAGTTCATTCACCTATCTAGATACTCTCGATGGCAGAATGATAAAGGCAGACGTGAGACATGGTCAGAGACTGTAGGACGTCTACTTAACTTCTTTGAAGATCATCTTACAGAAAACTATAACTTTACTTTGGAGTCAAAGACACGTTCAGATCTAGAACAAGAGATCTTGTCTCTTGGAGTCATGCCTTCTATGAGAGCAATGATGACAGCAGGTCCTGCATTGGCTAGAGATAACATTGCAGGTTACAACTGTTCATTCAAAGCCGTTAATAAAGTTACTGCGTTCGATGAGATTCTGTATATACTTATGAATGGTACAGGGGTTGGATTCTCAGTTGAACGTCAGCATGTAAACGAACTACCAAGAGTTGCAGATGAGTTTCATCCTACTGATACTGTTATCTCTGTTGCAGACTCACGTCTTGGATGGGCAAAAGGTTTGAAGGAGCTGATTGCTCTGCTGTACGCAGGACAGATACCTACTTGGGATCTGTCCAAACTTCGTCCTGCTGGTGCTGTGCTAAAAACATTTGGTGGTCGTTCATCTGGTCCAGAACCACTAGATGATCTGTTCCGTTTCACAGTTGAAGTATTCAAGAATGCAGCAGGTCGTAAGTTGACGTCACTTGAGTGTCATGATCTTGTATGTAAGATTGCAGAGATTGTTGTTGTAGGTGGTGTACGTAGATCAGCACTAATATCCCTCTCTAATCTTTCTGACGACCGTATGAGGCACGCTAAGGCAGGACAATGGTGGGAAAATGAAGCACAACGTGCACTTGCTAATAACTCTGCTGCTTATACTGAAAAGCCAGACATTGGTATCTTTATGGATGAGTGGAAAGCATTGTATGACTCAAAGTCAGGTGAGCGTGGTATATTTAATCGTGAGTCAGCTCAGATGGCTGCATCGCGTTCAGGTCGTAGAGATGCTAACCATGAGTTTGGTACCAATCCTTGTTCAGAGATTATCTTACGTGACGAAGAGTTCTGTAATCTGACAGAAGCTGTTGTACGTGAAGGTGACTCTATGGATGACCTAATGCGTAAAGTAGAGTTTGCAGCCATCATGGGAACATTCCAGTCTACACTTACTAACTTTAAGTATATAAATAAAGGTTGGAAAAACAACTGTGAAGAAGAAAGACTACTTGGTGTCTCTCTTACTGGTATTATGGACTCCGAACTCACAAATGGAAAGAAAGAAGGTCTAGCTGAACGCCTAGAGCAGCTAAGAGACCATGCCGTCGAGGTGAACAAACAATGGGCAGAGAAACTTGGAATCAATCAAGCAACAGCAGTAACTTGCGTGAAACCCTCAGGTACAGTATCCCAACTAGTGGATTCTGCGAGTGGTATTCATGCACGTCACAATCCTTACTACATCAGAACAGTACGTGCGGACAAGAAAGACCCATTGTGCAAAATGATGGTAGACGCAGGGTTTCCAGTTGAAGATGATGTAATGAAACCACAACATACTTCAGTGTTTTCATTCCCAATGAAGGCACCAGAGAATGCTGTGTTCCGTACAGACATGACAGCCATTGAACAGCTTGAGCTTTGGTTAACATATCAGAAGAGTTGGTGTGAGCACAAGCCATCAGTAACTATCTCAGTCAAAGAACATGAATGGATGGAAGTCGGATCATGGGTGTACAAAAACTTTGATTGGATGTCTGGTGTATCATTCTTACCATTCTCAGACCATACATATAGACAAGCTCCATATCAGGATTGTGGTGTTGACGAGTATGAAGACTTGAAAGCTAAGATGCCACAAAATGTTGACTGGAGTATCCTATCTGATTACGAAAGTTCAGATATGACAGAAGGTGCACAAGAGCTTGCATGTGTAGCTGGAGGATGTGAGATATGATGGCTAGTATTTTGGCAGCTACAGTTGTGTTAAAATTATTTGAAATAGTTACAGAATGGGATGGAATGATCTGTGTATCTGGTTGCACATGACTGTAGAATCACCATGTATACAAGTTTGCACCCTAGACGAAAATAATATATGTCTAGGGTGTTTTAGGACTAAAGATGAAATCAGAGAATGGATAAGTAGTGATGATGAGGAGCGTGAAAGAATATTACAAAATTGCATAGACAGAGGAGCATAGATGTCTGAGCCAAAAGACGTAGTAATAGAATGCGAATGTGATCAATGTGGAGCTATATTTGACATCTCAGTAAATCAAATGTATGAGTACGATTTACAGTTTTGTCCTTTCTGCGGAAGTGATTTACCTGAAGAATACGATGACGATGATGATTTTATAGAAGATAATTATGACTTTGAAGACGACGACATACGATAACCCATGGGTGTTTGAAGGTCTAACCTTTGAGTCAGAAGATATTGGTGATTACTTTGGATTTGTTTATATGATTACAAATCTCACCAATGGTCGCAAATATATTGGTCGCAAGTATTTCTACACAATCAGAAAACAAGCTGGAAAGTCTCGCCGTGTTAGAAAAGAATCTAACTGGAAGGATTACTATGGTTCCAGTGATGAGCTAAAAGCAGATATAGAAGTAGTTGGAGAAAGATACTTCAAAAGGATAATTTTAAGTTTACATAAAACAAAAGGTGATGTAAACTATTCAGAAGTTAAAGAACAATTCATAAATAATGTATTAGAAGACGACACATTTTATAATAGCAATATTAATGGAAAGTGGCATAGGCCACCTGATCATATAGTTGAAGCGAGAAAAGTAGCCTGGCATGTTAGTGGTTGAACAAGATCTAGAACATATCCCCACCAAAGAATTAAAACCATCTAGTCTCAGAGAATATACTGTCAAGTTGTTAGAAGAAAGATCTAACAATTGGATTGATCATACATTCCAGTATCCTGAGAAACCATTCGAACAATTTACGTTTGATAAAGGCTTTGCCATATCTGGTAGCCATGAGCATGGTTTGTTTGGTATAGTAGATGAACATAAGTTTTATCATCACGAGTTCTCTAAGGATGCTGTTAACTTTATTAACAATAGTGACTTTTGGAAACCTCGAACTGTTCCAGGCATCCCAGGTGGTGGAAAGTTTGATCTTACTACAGATGGTATAAAAGAAGTTGAGTTTGATGAACCAATCAACTTATGGTTCAACATTCAACAATACTGGCATTGGTTCTTTGAAGACTTGCCACTTATAGAAGGATTTAGAGATAACCACTGGCCTATTATTACTAACAAACTTAAACCATGGCAACAAGATTCGTTGACATACTTCCCTGACATTATTAAAAGAGTTGTAGAAGTAGATACACCATGTGTTGTCAAAGCACCAAAGTATTACACATACACATATCCTGCAACATCATATAGAGGTAAGGCTAATAGTTGGGTTGGAGAGTTTCTAAGAGACAATCTTAAATCAGAGTTTGCTTTTCCATTTCAGAAAGTATACATTAGTAGAGGTGATGCTGCTGCACGATGTGTAGATAATGAAGATGAAGTTAAAAAATATTTGTCTGAACAAGGCTTTGTGTGTTATGATAACTTTTCTAATTTAGATATATCTGAAAAGATTAATGTCTTTGGTCAGGCTAAGATTGTTATCAGTCCAACTGGTGCTGGTCTTACTCACGTACATGCTATGCCTAAAGGTGGAACAGTGATTGACTTTAACCATCACTTTGAACTGAAAGAAGAATGTGGATGGAATAATTTAGCTGACGTATGTGGTTTGAAGTGGTA